GTTTGGGATAGGTGCTGCTTTTGTGATCACATATGAAAAGAGATTGCTGGTTTGTGATCACGTTTAAAGAGGGGTGGCTGTTTTGTGATCACAAACAAGAGACGGGTAGGGGTTTTGTGCATCCAATCCGCGAAACGTGCCCCATATGAAAAAAGCCGTTAAAATTTCACGTTTTAGGCATTTTATGGACTGTATATCAGTTACAAAAGCGTGTCTTTTCAATGGTTTACGCAATGAAATCAGCACAAATCAGCACAAAAAAAGGTAAAAGGTATCATGCTACCCCCCTGCGAGGGCCGGTGCCCCCATCCACGATGTACGTGTATGTACAAGCACACAGAAGTGGTTTTTTAAGCCACAACTTTTACGTGTATACGCACCTATGTATTATCACATATTGTTACAAACCTGCAATATATGTAACATTTTACAGGTAATCGCTTCATAGGGTATTGACAGGGGTGGCTTTGTGAGTATAACTGCGTAGCAGTAGCAGCAGAGTTATAACACTTTAAGTTAAAACACTTAAAAAAGAGTAATACTTAAAAGTAAAGTAATACTTTAGAAGAGTTATAACTTTATATAGAGTGTTGTAAATGGGTTAGTGGACATAGGAAGAGTTATAACACTATAGTAACACTTTATTCTTGTATAACATGTTTGTAAGTGATATACTTTCTTTAATGTAACACTTTCTCATAAGCAATAATCATAATTTGTGTTACAAACTGGTACGTGTTGCAACTCTTAGTGTTGCTCTCCCCCTTGTCTCCTCTCTCAATACTTGTAGTTTGCGGCACGTACCACTTTTTTACGTGTATTAATGTATTGACAATGAAAAATAAAAACATACAACTATATGCATCTGATAATGTAATAGAAGAGTTTTACGATGCTCTTGTATCAGGTGACGCATCACGTTTGAAACGTGTACACATTCCTAAGAGTGACGTATTCTATGTAAGAGCAGCTATAGAGGCTGACACTGGCATCAGGTATTCTTTAGATCACGTAGAACGTGCTATGTACTTAGAGGGCCACTTACCTAGAAGAGACGTATTAGATCCTGACAGAAAGCGGAGCTACGGCTAATGCCCTATATGACTAACGGTAAGCGTGACTACAAGAAGCAGAACGCTAAGTATGACAGCAAGCCATCCGTAAAGAAGGATAGGGCTTCTCGTAATGCTGCACGTAAGGCTATGATGGCTGGTGGCTTAGCTAAGAAGGGTGACGGTAAGGATGTTGACCACAAGGATGGCAACCCTCGTAACAACAAACGTTCTAACTTGCGTGTACAGACTAAGGCTAAGAACCGTAGTGTAGCTCGTACAAGCAGCAACAAGAAAAAAGGATAAGTAAAATGCCAGCAAATAACTCAACAGCAAGACCAAAGAATCGTGACCAAAAACAAGCGACTCAGTTACTTAAAGATATAAAAACTCTTAAAGCCAAGCTTCGTAAGCAGTTAGGAAAAGGTGAAATAACTCAGGTTGCTTTTGATAGGACTATGAAAAAACTTGACCCAGCTTTTAAAGGTGCTGTCGTTAAAGGTATATCAGAACCAAAGATACAACAAAGTGAAAGAAATGCAGCTAAAAAGACTATGACTTATTCTACTTCTCGTAGAACAGGTAGAAAAGTTAAAAGTTAAAGGTAATCCTATGGCTAGTGAGACTCGCAGAGAAAAAGCTATACGCAAGACTACTAAAGGTAAGAACGCTAATTACCGTAAGACCAAAGACGGTGCAGGTATGACAACTACAGGTATAGCTGCCCATCGTAAAGCTAACCCCAAGTCTAAGCTACAGGGTGCTGTGACAGGTGAAGTTAAGAAGGGTAGTAAGGCTGCAAAGCGGCGTAAGTCTTACTGTGCTAGAAGTGCTGGGCAGATGAAGAAGTTTCCTGCAGCAGCTAAAGATCCTAACTCTCGTTTGAGACAAGCCCGTAAACGTTGGAAATGCTAAGGAGTATAAGCAGTTTTGAAGAGTCAGATTAAACGGAAGTTACCTAAACGTAAACGCCCTATTCAGAAACTCAAGAAACAAAGATACTTACAAAAGAAGAAAGACAAGGAGTTTGATGCAGGTGACACTTATATCTCACCTTCCGCTGCCTAGTATGCCTTTCCAGACACATGAGAATATTGTGTTTGAGAGTCAAGACAAAGACAGATCACATAAAGCTAATGTAGAAGAGAAACCAGAGCCTAACAAGGTTACGCCTGACACTGCAGTAGAGGATCTTAAATTAGTTAATCAAAAGTATGCATACCACCCTGATCCAAACAAGCTTAGAATGCCTGATGGTCAGATTGTAGACTTTATCATTGCTTAGGGGTAGGCGATGCAAATTGAGAGAGAGACATTATGGATCCTATTACAATCGCTATGGCGAGTTTCAGCGCCGTTAAAGCAGGGGTTTCTGCCGGGAAAGAGATAACTTCTTTAGCTAAAGACATTGGTAGTTTATTCCAAGCAATAGATGACATTAAGGATGACCACAGTAAGAAAAGAGATAGTGTCTTTGCTAATTCAAATGAGGAAGCTTTATCCACGTTTGTAGCTCGTAAGAAAGCAGAGGACATGGAAGAGGAGCTAAGACAGATCGTCATAGCTACACGCGGCTTCTCTGCTTGGGGTGAATTGGTAGAGTTACGCAAAGAGATACGTGTACGTAATAAGAAGGAACGGGAAGAGAAGCGCAAGAAGACGCAAAAGATGGTAGAGAATATACTTATTTATGGTGGTATAGGTCTAATACTTTTATTTGTTTGTGGCTTTGCGTTACTAATCCTGCTGAAATACATGGGAAAGATATAACATGGCTACACCGACTAACAAAAAACTCTATGCAACTGTAAAGGCAGCAGCTAAAAAGAAATTTAAAACATGGCCTAGCGCTTATGCATCAGCCTGGTTAGTTAAGGAATACAAGCGTAGGGGAGGCAAATATAGTGGCTCAAGCAAAAACAAAGTCGCGTAAGACAGGCCACCTAATACAAAGCCGTAGGGGTTACGCTAAGGGTGGCTTAGGTAAGTGGTTTGGTGAAGAGTGGACAGATGTAAAGACCGGCAAAGAATGTGGTCGCTCAGGTAGTAAAGACTCAGGTAGACCTTACCCTGCATGTAGACCTAAAGCTGTAGCTAGTAAGATTAGTAAGAAAGAAGCTGCTAAGAAGACTGGCCCTAAGAAAGTAAAGTGGTCAACGACTGCATCAGGTAAAAAGAGAACAACATAATGGCTGATAAAAGACCCCCTAAAATAGGTGAGTTTCAAGAGCGCTACACTGGAAAAAAGACCCCTAAGTGGTTACTTGATGCATATATACAAGGTAGTAAAAGCTATAATGCAAAAGAATTAAAGCATAAAATAATAGGTTATGCAGAGAAAAATAACCTAAAATACCCACAGGTTGTTGCACAAGCTAGAGGTGAAGCAAATCAGATTAAGCATTACTTAAAAAAGACTGTGACACCTAGTGGTAAAAATAAAGCAAGAAAACCTAAAGTATCTGGCGGCGGCGGTATGTTTAAAATAGGTGATACAGCAAGCTCTATAAATAGAGGAACCCTGTCTGTAGCTAAAAAACGTCAAATGAATAAGGGTGGATTAACTAAAAAGGCTAAAAAATAATGGCTAAAGGCGTAAAACATTACTTTAAGGATGGTACTGAACATAAGGGTGGTATGCATAAGATGCCTAATGGTGAAGTACACTCTGGTAAGACTCACGGTAAGAACAGTAAGAGGTTGTATCACTTGAAAGACTTGAGTGCTACAGCAAAGAAAAAAGCAACATCTCAAGGGAAGAAGTAACATGGCTAAGAAACCAATGAATGCTGGTATGGCAGCACTAAAGAAAGAAGCACCAGAGGTAGCAGCTAAGATGGGCTACATGTATGGTGGTATGGCAAAGAAGAAGTCTGGCTACATGGGTGGCGGTATGGCTAAGAAGAAGATGGGCTACAATAAGGGTGGCTTATGCGGTGCATCTAACCCTGCAGGACAAAAGGGTACACGGGGTATCAAGACGTAATGAGTGTATTCACAGAGCATAAAGCAGCCCT